AATTCTTCTGTGATTATATTGTGGTAATAATCGCTAAACTTTAATCTTCTTCTTTTCATTTTGTTATAATTTTAATTTAAGTCGTACACTATTGTATCAACTATGTCTTGTATATTTAGTCCAATAAAATCTGCTAATGTCTTAGCGTGAATAAATCTAAGTGATGGTGGATTCTCTATAAACTTTCTGCTTGTAGCATAATTAACCCCAAGTATCTTGCAAAGTTTTAAATTAGATACACCATATATTCTCAGTAGAGCCTCAAACTCATTTCTAGATTCTCTGATTTGTACTAATGAATATTTATTTGTCATCTCTCTTTATGTATTTTTCAACCTTAGATTTATCAACTTTAAATTTAGTTTTACCAATATGATAAAAATCTATAAGTTGGATTTCATCTAGCAGTTTCAATATATCATCTTCAACAATCTCACCTAAAAGATGTTTCTTGTTCCACACAATATAAGTGTATGCTTTTAAAAAGTGATTAAAAATCTCTATGTCCAAATACTCCATCTTTGAACATTTTTTCCCATTGTTTTCTTGTGTCTTTTTCATATCTGTTTTCATATATTTTAGTTATTATTTCTTCTGCTTCTAGTTCTGTTAAATCATTTATTCTTCCTAGAATATCAGATTTCATTCTTTCTGTAAAAGATGTTAGGTCAATATTACCCTCAATGATAAGCCATTGGGTATGTGTAATACCACTAGGCTCACCATCAAGAATATTATCTATCCAATCATCAGACATTAATCTACAATCTCATCCTGACCAAATACTCCTT